GAAGGTTTTGACAGCCATGATTGGGGCGGCGCGAAGGACATGACCGCGGACGAACAGCGTGAAATACAACGCGAAGTGGACGAGGCTATACGTCAAGGTGCGTTGGTTGCAGGTAAGATGGGCAGTGGTGGAGCGCGTAGTCTCGACGAGTTGTTACAGCCCAAGGTGGATTGGCGCGAAGTATTGCGTGAGTTCATACAGACCACCTGTGCAGGTAAGGACTTCTCTACATGGAAGCGTCCAAACAGACGTTACATGGGTACTGGTATCTACATGCCCTCTGGTGTGTCCGAAAAAGTTCAATGTATCGCGGAGCACAATGACATGTCTGGCTCAATCGGTAAGCGTGAACAGCAGATAATGATTAGTGAGTTGGTCGGTATCTGTGAAGCAGTCAAGCCTGACGAGTTACACGTAAGCTATTGGGACACAGAAGTCTGTGGCTACGAGAAGTACACGCATGAGGAATTGGATACTGTGGCATCTAGGACTGAACCCGTAGGTGGGGGCGGTACAGATGTACGTTGTGTCCCTGCATACTTGCGTGAGCATAACATAAAACCACAAGCGTCTGTCGTGTTTACAGATGGCTTTCTCTACGGCGGTTGGGGCGAGTGGGATCACCCTGTGCTGTGGGTAATTGTGGATAACAAAAGTGCCAAGCCAGAACACGGCGTAACAGTGCACGTAAGTTCGGAGGATTTGTGATGGGCAAAGTAAAAGGGTTGTTCATGGACGCAAAAGAGAACCCGTTCATTGATTGTCCTGAGTGCAAGGACACAGATCGACAGGGCAAAGTTACGAGCGAGGAGTTCAAGTGGACGGGGGATATGTACGAACCGTTCGAGACATGGATTGATTGCGAGAACTGCGGTGGGCTTGGCGAGATAGAACGGGACTGGGACGACGACGATGAGTGATCTACCTAACACGTTAGAGGTAGAGTTAAACCTGCTCGGGGTCCGTACCAATACCAACATTGCCACCGCTGTCGATGCGAATAAAAATAAGACCGAGGTGGAGCGTGACTACACGTTCAAGATGCCAACACTGGACGAGAACGGTGATCCACCTTGGTAAACTAATTAGGGAAATCCCTAAATGAAAGGGGTAACGCGGTGTTACCTCACAACAAATGGAGAAATACAATGGCCTTATATTGGCAAAACAATTACTTAACTACATTCGACAGGGTGGTGGCAACGTACGAGAGTATCAAACCGCTTGTGTCTAAACATCATACACTAGCTGACGATCTAAGACCTATCGGTGATCGTAACCGCAAGTGGGAACGCATACAAAAAGTCAACGCCAACTGCTACATACTGCAAGACGGTTGGAACGGTAGCGATGATATATTCACTGGGTGGCACTACTACCGCCATTCAAGCGGGGAAAGACCAAGACCTACCGAAGCGGAGATGATTAAGCTCGCGCCTATCGTGTGGCGCAGACATAGAGATGGTACAGAGACCATCAAGGTGCGCAATGGTACAGGTCAAGGTGCACATAACAGTAGGTATAGTTTCCTAGACAGACACCTGCCATCAGGTCTGAGCTTCTTAATCCGTAACGGTAAACACTTTGTGACCTTGTATGGTAGAGAATACTTTCTCGCTAAGAGCAACACAGTGCCTAGTTATGACCTGCCAACAAAGGATCAACGGCATGGATGGAACAAGCATTTCACCACACGCGACGATGGTGTGGCGCTGACGTTCCGTAGGTGTGACGGTGTAGGAGGTTTTGAGTTCGTTGATGGTGGCAAGCCGCTTCCTGTCCCGCCCAAGGTTCGTGTCGATAAGGTAGCCAAGGCTAAGATGAAGGACGCTATCGTTGAGTTCCGTGATTGGGCGTTTGCCATGTATCCGCTGTTACCAACACAAGACCATGAGTATCACGGGCGTATGGCCAAAGAAGTGCGCGAGGCTATGGGCAGTGGGTATTCGTATGGTTGGGGTCTGTTGGGTATGTTCGCGGCCAATCCAGATGTAGCGAAAAAGATAATCCGTGACCCTGACCACGAGTTACGTCTGCACCTGATGTACGGGTTGATGGGTGAAACAGATTATCACTTAGCCCACACGTTCGACACGCCAGAAGAACACGACAAGAGGGTCAAGGCACAGTTCAATCGTCACATAAACAACATATGTGACTTCAACAAAAAGACGAAAGGCTAATACAATGAGTATAACCCATATAACAATGAGGCAAGCCGAGGAACACTACGAACTTCATAAAGAAAGGTTCGATAAGTTGGATAGTAGGCTCGGTGATGATTACTACAAAGAGGCAAACAGCAGGTACACCGCGTTACTAGACTTTGCCAGTGTGGTGAGAAAGGAGATGCGCGTCCATACAATACCGCGCACCGACAACACCATGCACATATACCGCAAAGGTGAGCTTATGATGATGGGGTACATTGGATACGGCGACTTTGCCACCAGTGTGCACGGTGAAGATAAGTACGTTGTCTGTGCACGGGGCATACAAAACATGAAGTATTGCGCAAGCGGTGACCAACACAACATGCGTATGTCTGTCAACATGGATACCGCGGTCAAACACGCTAAGAGATCGTTTCAAAATTACTCCATATACGAGTGCGCAAAAGCGTTGGTCGGTGGTGTGAAGAACAGTGTGCAACATGTGATAAACGCGAAGGAACAAAAGTGTCATGAAGCAATCGCGGCTGTGGGTATGAACACAACAAGTTATGGTGATGCCAAGAAAGCTACGCAGAGGTTGATGGCTGAGATACGAAGCATGGTACAGGCAGGGCATACGTTCAACGACAAGGAGCTAGACGCTGACATACGTGCCATGTTTGCTTTGACTGAGGATCGTAAACTGTTCAGTGAGGTTGTGCCTATGAATTTTGTACACGTCAATGAACGCTACGGACAACAGGTGGTCAACTGTGCGCGTATCAAAGATGTAACCGACTACAGGTGTGAGCTAGATACTGCGCAGACATTCGCAATGGACGAAGTGCCAGAAGATATGGAGCACAAGTGTGCGGCCTTGAGTATATGTGAAGATGGTCACTTTGTCGAAGGTGTCGGTCAACGTATAAATGACCACACGTTCTACCTCTATGTGTAAGGTGTTATAACATGGACACAACGTCTGGTATTACTTACCGCGTGAACGTAGCTTATGATACTAAACAAGTTACGATAACAAGCATTGGCATGAACCGTGTTGACAAAGAGATAGACGGTGACTATGCTTCTGTGGACGAACTTCCAATGTGGATGCAAGACAGGTTAGCTGTACTGTCCCTGTTGGAAGTACCACCGCCACCTAATGACGTAGATGGTGTTGGGTGTAGGATCGGCCCATATTTGTTTTGGGTATACAATTAGGGAAATCCCTAAATGGCGAGGGGTCACGGCTCCTCGCTTCTGGGGTACTGGTATCATGGAGGGGTCACGTTGGCCAAATGGAGTTTAGATAAATTGGACGAAGGTAAATACGCAAAGCTACAAAGCAAGGTTTCCGTACAACGTAACGAGATTGCTAGGCTTACTATGCTTGTAGAAAAGCTGATGGCTCAACGCGATCAGTTAACCAAAGATTTACAATGGATGCGTGGAGAGAAAAATGACACCCGAAGCAAAAGTTAAAAAGAAAGTAGTCGCACAGTTAAAAGAACTTGGCGCGTATTACTTCTACCCTGTTACAGGCGGCTACGGACAAAGTGGAGTGCCTGACATCGTGGGTTGCTATAAGGGTTTCTTCTTTGGAATAGAGTGCAAGGCAGGGAAGAACAAACCCACGCCGTTGCAAGATAAAAACCTAAAACAAATTCGAGCCGCAGGTGGTCTGGACTTGGTTGTAAACGAAGACAACATGCTCGGCGTTACCGATGATCTGAAGGCATGGTCTGTTATAGTTAACTCTTAACCCAAGCTATGAGTGGGTTGCGGTTTTATATTTGTCCCGCGAAAACCATAGCAGTGTAGGCAATGCTCTCCATGATACTTTTTATGGCGTTGTGACTGCACCGAAGAAACCGCGATATGGTTAGTCCCTGTGTTAGCTCTCAGGGCATCACTTTAACAATGGAGGCAGACATGGATGATAATAAATTAACCCCGTTCCAAGAGAACGAACTAAAATGGTTGCGGCGACAAGTCGATAACTTGCAGGACGAAGACAATCGAAAAGATGCACGTCCTAATTCAAAGCGCGATCTGTGGGAAGCCCGAGAACATCTTGATTTGTTTGTTCGTGGTCTAAGACGTGCAGGTAAGAACATATGAATGAGCTTGAACGTATAAAACGTGAAGATTGGTATCGGCAAGCATGGGAAGCACAAAACAAAAAAGATATAGCCGCGAACCCACGCCTGTCTTTGCGTAACAAAGCTATACGCAATGGTAACAATAACAAAGTAAACGGGCATCTGGGCGGTAGACCTAAAAAGGAGGCTAACAAGTTACCCCTAACTAAAGAAGCGGAAATGGTTAACAGAATGTTGCAACGTGGCATGACCTTAAAAGCCGCCGCAGAAATAATCGGAATGAGTCCACGTTGGGCTTCCGACATAAAAAGAAAATACGATTTGCCAAGATAGGAGAACGGCATGGTTAAGAAGAGTAAAGCGGATAAAGTGTGGGCGTATAAAATTAAGCATCCACAGTCTACTACGAGCGAGATCGCCAAGGCCACCAAAACATCTTATGGATATGTGTATAAACTTATGCAGAAGATCGGCACACCCAAGGAAGTGTTTGAGAAGGAAGCGCGTAGGACTACACGCGGTGACGTGTTAGACACAGCCAAGAGTTACGTGACCAAAGATCGTGCGGCTGACCACGGCAACATGGAAGACAACTTCACCACCATTGGAGACTACTGGTCTGTGCACCTTGGCATAAACGTAAGTGCTACTGACGTAGCCGTGATGATGAACCTATTGAAGGTCGCACGTATCAAGTCTAACGCAACACACCCTGACAACTGGATCGACGCCTGTGGATACATGGCATGTGGTGGCGAGATAGCGAGTAAGGGCTGATGGAGCTTATAACGCTAGACTTTGAGACGTACTACAGCAGGGAGTATTCTCTTAGCAAGATAACAACAGAAGCCTACGTCCGTGACCCTCGTTTTGAGGTGATCGGCGTGGGCGTAAAACTTAACAATCAACAGACGGAGTGGGCGAGTGGAACGCATGAACAGATTAAACAATACCTCAAGGGCTTCCCTTGGGAAAAAGCTATGTTACTTTGCCATAATACTATGTTTGATGGTGCCATTCTTAATTGGCGTTTTGATATTCGTCCTCGGATGTATACCGATACTTTGTGTATCGCCCGTGCTCTACATGGGACTGAAGCTCGCGCAAGTCTCTCTGCGGTTTCTGAGAGATACGGTGTCGGCGCTAAAGGGCACGAGGTACTCAACGCAATCGGTAAACGGCGTGGAGATTTTGAACCCGAAGACTTAGGTAAGTACGGGGACTACTGTGTCAATGACGTAGAACTCACCTACAAACTGTTTAGCATAATGGTCAAACGTTTCCCGCGGGAGGAGCTACGTCTCATAGACGCTACGTTGCGTATGTTCACTGAGCCTACCCTGACCTTGGATCGTGATATGTTGCAATCCCACCTACAAGATGTGAAGTCTCGTAAGGAAAAGCTGTTAGCTGATGCAGGGATAGAAGATAAGAAAGACCTGATGTCCAACCCCAAGTTCGCGGAGTTGTTGAAAGGGTTTGGGGTGAAGCCACCCATGAAAACAAGCCTGACTACAGGCAAAGAAACATTCGCGTTTGCAAAGAGCGATGAAGACTTCAAAGCGTTAGCTGACCATACAGACGACAGGGTGCAATCTTTAGTAGCCGCACGGCTTGGCACTAAGTCTACGTTGGAAGAAACGCGGACGCAAAGGTTTATCGACATTTCGGATCGTGGCCTTCTGCCCGTCCCTGTAAGATATTATGCGGCGCACACTGGGCGTTGGGGCGGTGACGATAAGATCAATCTGCAGAACCTACCTAGTCGTGGGCCAAATGGTAAGAAGCTAAAGGGTAGCATAACAGCACCCGAAGGATATTCACTCATAGACTGTGACAGTTCGCAGATTGAGGCGCGTGTACTGGCGTGGCTTGCAGGGCAAGATGATTTGACCAAGCAGTTCGCGGATGGCGAGGACGTATATAAGTATATGGCGTCCAGTATATATAACGTGCCAGTAGACGGGGTAAGCAAAGACCAGAGGTTTGTGGGTAAGACTACAATTCTTGGTGCAGGGTACGGCATGGGCGCACCGAAGTTCCAAGCGCAGTTGCAGGGTATGGGTGTGTATATAGAGTTGGACGAGGCTCGACGTATCATACAAGTGTACCGCGATGCTAACGGAGCTATCAGTCAACTATGGCGCGATGCGAACAACACCGTTCAATACATGCAACGCGGCGACAGCCTACAGTTTGGTAAGGAGGGTGTGTTAAAAGTGGACGCACCTACCAGCTCAATAATCTTACCTTCTGGCCTACCTATGTTCTATCATGGCTTGGCGGCTGAACGTGGGGAGCGTGGGTACGAGTACACATACAAAACCCGAAAAGGCCCGAACCGTATATACGGCGGCAAGGTGGTGGAGAATGTGTGTCAAGCTATTGCACGTTGTATCATAGGTCACCAAATGTTACTTATTGCCAAGAGATACAAAGTTGTGCTAACAGTACATGATAGCGTTGTGGCCTGTGTTACTGACGAAGAGTTGGATGAAGCACGAGCATATGTTGAAGAATGTATGAGCCAGATACCCGATTGGGCAGAGGGATTACCCATCACATGCGAAAGCGGTACGGGTAAATCATATGGAGAATGTGAATGACAAAAGTATGGCCGTGGTCTTTCAGTAAGATAAAAGACTTTGAACAATGTCCGAAACAATACTACCATAAACACATCCTAAAGGAGGTGCCATTTGTTCAGACAGAAGCCATACTTTACGGCAATGCGTTTCATAAAATGGCAGAAGACTTTATTGGTAAGGACACACCGATCCCCGCAAAGTTTAGCTTTGCGACCAAAGCCCTAACATCTTTGAAGAACAGGCAGGGTGACAAACTCTGTGAACTAAAGATGGGTCTAACAGAAAACCTAGAAGCCTGTGACTTCTATTCCTCGGACGTTTGGTTTCGCGGGATAGCTGATCTGGTAATAATGGATGACGATGTAGCGACAGTGATCGACTACAAGACAGGCAAGTCGTCTAAGTACGCCGACAAAGGGCAGTTGGAGCTAATGGCTCTCTCGCTCATGGCACGTTACCCACAAGTAAAGAAGGTACGTGCAGGGTTGTTGTTTGTCATATGTAATGACTTGGTAAAAGACACATACATGGAGTACGATAAGAGTAAGCTGTGGGAGAAATGGCTCGGCAAGTATGGGCAGATGGAGACCGCGGCTAAAGAGGACATGTGGAACGCACGACCTAACGGGTTATGCAGACGCTACTGCCCTATAATCGAATGTGTTCATAACGGAGCTAACTAATGCCATACAAAAACCCCAAAGACCGCCCTAAACAAAAGAACGCGCCAGTTGGTAGCAAGACATTTGAAGCTCGTATGGAACGGCAACGTGCAAGACGCGCTATGGATAAGAAGGGCGTGGACAAGAACAAGAACGGCAAAGCCGACAAGCGCGAAGGTAAAGATGTTAGTCACAAGAAAGCCTTGTCAAAAGGTGGGACAAACAAAGACGGCGTACGTGTAGAAAGCCGCAGTAAGAACCGCGCACGTAATTATAAAAAGAAGAAATGATTTAGGGAAATCCCTAAATAGGAGAACACAATGCAGATTATAGACGGTAAGGCGTTGCTGTTGAAGTTACGCAATCCAAAACGTGTCACTGAAGTTATACCAAAAAGTAAAGCTGTGGAAGACCACGAGGTATTGGTGAAGTGGGGCATCGACGAAGCTCACAGTTTGCGGAAGCTAAACATTGATGTGCCATCGCCTATAAATGGTAGGTACGAATGGACAGGTAAGTATACGCCGTTCGACCACCAGAAGAAGACCGCCGCGTTCTTTACCATGAACCAGAAGTCTTTTTGTTTCAACGAGCAGGGCACGGGCAAGACAGCCTCGGCTATATGGGCGGCAGACTTTCTGATTAAACAGGGCAAGATAAACCGTGTGCTAGTTATATGCCCGTTGTCGATTATGGACAGCGCGTGGCGCGAGGACTTGTTTACCTTTGCACCGCACCGAAGTGTGTCAATAGCATATGGCGCGGCGAAGAAACGTAGAGAGATCATCGAACAAGGTTCTGACTTTGTGGTGATAAACTATGACGGAGTTGAGATTGTAGCTGATGCTATAATCAACGGGGGCTTTGACCTAATCATTGTTGACGAGGCTACACACTACAAGAATGCACAGTCTAAAAGATGGAAGGTGTTGAAGCGAATAGTGACGGACAATACGTGGTTGTGGATGATGACAGGTACACCTGCCGCACAGTCACCGCTTGATGCTTACGGCCTAGCCAAGATGGTAAACCCTAACTCAGTGCCAAGGTTCTTTGGTTCGTTCCGTGACATGGTTATGACTAAGGTAACGCAGTTTAGGTGGATAATAAAACCTCATGCCTCGGACACTGTGTTTAACGTCTTACAACCTGCCATACGTTTCACGAAAGAAGAGTGTCTTGATCTACCTGACATGACATACACAAAGCGAGTTGTAGAGCTTACGCGTCAACAGAAGAAATACTACAACTTGCTCAAGAAGAGCATGACCATGAAGGTTGGTGACGACGAGATCACAGGCATCAACGCCGCTGTCATAATGAACAAGCTACTGCAAATATCTGCAGGTGCAGTGTATACAGACGAAGGTGATACATTAGAGTTTGACATCAAGCACAGATACAAAGTTCTTAAAGAAGTCATAGACGAGAGCAGTCAAAAGGTGTTGGTATTCGTACCATTCAAACACACCATTGACATATTGACGGATAAATTGCGTAATGACGGGGTGACTACAGAGGTAATCAGGGGGGATGTGCCTGTAGCACGACGAACTGATATCTTCAAACGGTTCCAAACAACCCCCGATCCAAGGGTGCTAGTCATCCAACCGCAGTCCGCGGCACACGGTGTTACGTTAACAGCCGCTAACACTGTAGTCTGGTGGGGGCCGACCTCTTCCTTGGAAACATATGCCCAAGCTAACGCTAGGGTTCACAGGTCTGGACAGAAGCATCCGTGCACCGTTGTGCAGTTGCAAGGTTCTGCTGTGGAAAAGCGTGTTTACTCACTTCTTGATAACAGAATAGACGTACACACAAAAATGATAGATTTATACAAAGAAATACTTGACTAGGGTATTTTATACCACTAGAGTATAATTCTCGTTACTAGAGGAGAACGTAAATGACGGATCAATCCGACATCCCTGCGGACAAACTGACAAAAGCCTACATTAAGTTAAGGGCAAAAAGAGCAGAGATATCCGCAAAATACAAAGAAGAAGATGGAGCGTTGGTGCGCCAACAGGAAATCTTAAAGAATGCGCTACTGGACTATTGTGAAAACCATAATGTCGAGAGTGTTAGAACCTCCGAGGGTTTGTTTTTTAGGTCTACTAAAACAAAGTATTGGACTAGCGATTGGGAGCAAATGTACAGCTTCATAAAAGAGCATGATGTACCTGAGTTCCTAGACAAACGTCTGAACCAGACCAATGTAAAACAATTCTTAGAGGAAAACCCAGACGTTCTACCCAAGGGTATGAACGTAGACACAGAGTATGTCATATCAGTAAGGAAAAAATAATGGCAGAACCATTTGTACCAATAGAGGATTTGGCGAAGCATTTCGCAGTATCCATTTCTACTATCCGTGCGTGGGTGCGGCAGGGGCATATCCCTAAATCCACATACATTAAGATCGGTAACACTTACCGTTTTAATAAAACTTCCGTAACCGAAGCCCTAACAGGTAAGGCCAAAGAAGCCGAACAGGCCGAAATTCGTAACGAGCCTGTAGAAGAACAGTTGGAATTTAACTTCCACGCAGATGCAGACATCTAAGCCAAAAAGGAGAACGACATTGGCAGAAACATATATCATCGAGGGCATTGAAGCCCTATGGCCGAGAGTAGATCAGACCTACGCGTTTGATAAAAAGGCCAATCGCAGTATGCCCTGTGGCCCACGCGATACCAACGCAGAGTTTTCTATACAATTCCGTATGGATAACCCAACAGCCAAAGCATTGTTTGCGGCTATGAGCACTTGCTACTTATCTAGCCGTGAAGACAAGTGGGCAGAGAAGTTGGCTAACCCGTTTGTCAAAGACGATAACGGTTCTATTACGCACAAAGCCACATTGAAGGGCGCGTATAATGGACAAGTCACTGACAAACCAGCCCAGTACGATTCACAGGGTAACACGTTAGCAGAAGACTTTCAGTTGACTACTGGCAGTACAGTGAACGTAGCTGTGCAACTTATCCCGTACGATTTCGGTGGTAAGCAAAGTGTATCTCTACGGCTCAAAGCTGTGCAGGTTATCAAGTATGTACCGATGGAACGCTCTAATCCGTTTGGTGCAGTAGAAGGTGGGTTTGTCGCAGAAGACCCTAACCCTTTTGCAACTAAGCCTACAACCAATAATGTGTTGGAGATGAAACCTGCTGTCGAAGAAGCAGGTGACGACATGTTTGAGGAGCCAGTTAAAAAGACCGCTACAAAAGCGGCGGCGGCATCCGTATCTAAAGGTGAATTGGGCGATATCGTGGACAGTATGTTCGACGATGATTGAGTTAAAATCCACGGCTATTTCGGTAGCCGTGGTAACTCTTATGGTATGAGTGGTAACAATGAAAAATAAAAGGTTTTTAGATTTGGTGTTGGCGCACGAGGGGCAGTATTGCCTGTGGGCTTTGAAGGGCACCAGACCAAACGAACAAATAAAACAACAGTTTTATCCTTCTACAGATGACTTGCTACAGGCGGCGCGTGATCTGGACAACAACGGGTGGAACGCCTTCTTTGCACTAGGGACATTCTTTGACGACAGTTCCCGTACCGCAAACAACATGCAGTGGATGAAATCGTTTTTCCTAGACTTGGACTGTGGGCCAGATAAAGAGTTCCCGTCTCAAGCGGTGGCGATTGACGAGCTACGCAACTTCTGTGAAAACAACGAGCTTCCTACACCTACACTTATAAACTCTGGACGTGGTGTTCATGTATACTGGATATTGTCTGAACCAGTTTGCCGTGAAGATTGGTGGCCTGTAGCAGAACGGTTAAAGAAGTTATGTGAAGACCAAGGGTTTGAAGCTGATCCGTCTTGTACGTCAGACGCGGCACGTATTCTACGCGTACCAAGTACCCGCAACCACAAATACGGTGAGCCTCTACCTGTAGACTTTTATGGGGTAGAAGATTTTGACACCGTAGATTTTGATAAGTTTTCCGTTTTGCTTGGGGACGTACCGATACCAGTACCCCAGAGACGTGAGGCGTCCGCGGTCAACGCGTTTAAAGACGCTATGTATCAAAACTATAGAGGTAGCTTTAAACGTCTGCTGTTAAAAACAAAGAACGGCACGGGCTGTAACCAGATAAAACATATAATAGTCAACCAAGGTAGCATATCGCATGACTTATGGAGGGCAGGGTTATCTATAGCTAACGTATGTGAGGATGGCGCAGAAGCCGCCCACATTATGTCTGCAAAGCACGAAGACTATAATGTACAAAGTACCTTACGCAAGATGGAGGACACAGGCGGTCCACACTTCTGCAGTACGATAGAACGTCTTAACCCCGAAGGGTGTGAGGGTTGCCCCAACAAAGGTAAGCTGACTACACCTGCACAACTGACTAAAGAAGTTAAAGAGGCAACGCCAGAAGATAATATCATAGAGGAGATAGATGGGGATGATACCAAGAGTATAACTATTCCCACGTTACCAACTCCATATTTTAGAGGGCAAAACGGTGGTGTCTACCTACGGGGCACTAACGCAGACGGAGACCCAGAAGAGGTTTGTATATACCACCACGACTTTTACATCACGCGAAGACTACATGATGTGGAGCTTGGGGAAGTTATAGCGTTTGCACTTCACTTGCCAAGAGACGGGGTGCGTGACTTTGTAGTGCCGCTATCCGCAGTTACTTCAAGAGAAGAGTTTCGCAAACATATGTCGATGCAAGGCATAGTAACTTTCGGAAAGGACGTAGATAAACTCATGGCATACACAGCCGCATGGATAAGAGAACTCCAACAGACTACTACTGCTAGTGAAGCACACCAACAGTTCGGGTGGGTTGATGATAAAAAGATGGACGAGTTTGTTTTGGGCGATCAGCTTATCACAGCCAATGGTACAGATTATAATCCACCGTCTAGTAAAACTGCAGGACATATACGAAAGTTTAAGCCTACAGGTACAAGAGAACGTAACAAAGAAATATTGGACTTCTACGACCAAGACGGGATGGAACTACAACAGCTTACAGTATGCGCAGGGTTCGGCACTATACTGATGCCGTTTACAGGTTTGTACAGTTTGGGCATACATTTGTTTGGTGAAACAGGTGGTGGTAAAACAACCGCTATGTTTACAGGTACTTCTATATGGGGCGACCCAAGCGGGTTGACAGGCACTAAAGCCGATACGCCGAACTCGCGTATGAATTTGGCAGAAGTTATGCACAACATGCTGTTAAACACCGACGAGATGACAAACATCCTCGGGAGACACGCATCCGACTACGCATATCAATTATCTGAAGGAAAGCAGAAAAACCGTATGGCAGGTGGGGGCAACTCCGAACGTGTTAGGGGCAGACCTTGGAGGCTTATAGCTGTATCTTCGGGTAACGTCAGCATGTATGCACAGATGGCTATGGCCAAGAGCGACACTAAAGCTGAGATGCAACGACTACTGGAGCTACGTGTAGACGAGATGCCAAAGGTGGACGTAGACCCACTTGTGGGTGCTAAGTTGTTTGCAGACATACAAGACAACTACGGACATTTTGGCCCAGAGTTTGTGCAGTACGTCATTGCAAACAAAGAAGCATTGATGGCAGATTACGAGCGGATAAAGGTTAAGTTAGACAAAGCCGCAGGGTTAGACCAGAAGAACCGTTTCTGGTCTGGTGGGTGTTCTGCTATATTAGTCGGAGCCTTGGCCGCAAAACGAGCAGGCATAATAGATTATGATATGAAGAAGCTGTTCAAGTGGGTGGTGGGGCAACTTATACGGGTAAAAGCGTTTGTAGATGATAGCACCGCGTCTGTCCAAACACTGGTCACAGAATTTACTACCGAGCATTGGGGTAGCATACTGAAGATCAAAAGCACCGACACTGCACAAGAAGCGGAAGGTATTACGCCCATGGTTATACCCGACCAGAACCCAAGAGGCTCTTTGGTTGCACGATACGAGACAGATACAAACATGCTATATATTGTACCCAAACCGTTCAAGAAGTGGCTTGGCGAACAGAAGCTAGACTACACTAGCACGGTAGAGGGGATGCAGCGCGAGATGGGGGCTAAACGCAAACAGATGCGGTTGTCCAAAGGCACTAACTTTAACCTACCACCGATACGCGCCATTGCAGTAGAATTAAAGGGTTTTAG